GGCCAGACGGCTCTTGATGCAACTGCGTTCGGAGATTCAGGGGTTCGCATGGTCGGTGGCTTGCAATCCGTCGAATGTACAATCGAGTTTTTCCTGTCTTACGGTGGCACAGGCGCAACGTCAGAAGTTGAAACAGCACTTGCAGACATGGTCGGCAAGGGCAACACAACACTTGTCATTAGCCCTTCAGGAACGACAGAGTCGGCCAGCAATCCCGAATACACGATTTCCAATTGCATGCTGGAATCCTTCACTCCAATAAACTCAACTGTAAATGAATTAGCGACGGTCACAGCGAATTTTGTTGCCGGCACTTGGGTTCGAGACATTACCTGATACAAGGAAAGAGGGAAACAATGAAAATCCAACTACGCATCACGCCCAACGAAGGCGAACCATACGAACTAGAAACAAACCTGTTTGTCATTGTCGCTTGGGAACGCAAGTTCAAACAAAAAGCATCGACGCTTGCTAACGGCATCGGCATCGAAGACCTTGCGTTTATGGCCTACGAATGCTGCAAACAAAACAACATCCCAGTTCCAGTTTCGTTTGACCAATACATCAAAGACGTGAACGCCGTGGAAGTAGTTGGTTCAGAAAACCCAAAAGCCACGGAAGCAACAGTTACAGAAGAGCCTTAGCAGAAGTACTTGTTGCCACCGGGTATTATCCCCCACAAATACCATTCGAGACGGATGACCTGAACACGGTCATTGAGATTTTGAATAAACAACAGAAAGCAGCGAAACGGTAATGACAGCGTCAGCAAACATTGAAATTGCAGGGGCAAAAGAAGCAATCAAAGCCCTACGACGCATTGACCCTGATTTGCGAAAGCAATTCAACCGTGACGCTGCCCAAATTATGAAACCAGCACTTGACCAAATCAAAGCGTCCTACCCTGAAAAATTACCTTCGGGAATGATGCGAGCATGGACAATGGAAACAGGATTCAAACAGTTTCCATACGACGTCAAAAAAGTTCGTAAAGGCGTCAAATTCAAAATTGACACAAGGCGCAAAAATGCAACAGTGATGAGAATTGTCAACACTGAGCCGTCAGCAATCTTTATTGAATTTGTTGGTCGCAAGTCTTACGCACAAATAGCAAAAGTTCTTACGTTGTTTTACGGCCTGCCGGGGCGTTTTATGTATCCAGCCGTAGAGAAAGCCTTGCCACAAGTAGAAGACGAATTGAAAAGACGTGTGATGCAAGTAATTAGAGATGTTGAAAGAGCAGGTTCATAATGGCTATTGTCATTCCGATTGTCAGTGAATTCAATGGTTCTGGTGTTTCAAAAGCAATCAACGAATTCAAAAACCTTGAAGGCGCTGGCAAGAAAGCCCAGTTTGCTATCAAGAAAGCAGCCGTCCCTGCAGCTGCAGCCTTGGCTGGTTTGGCTGTTGTCCTAGGTGATGCTGTCAAGGGCGCTATGGAAGACTCTGCAGCGCAAGCAGAACTAGCACGACAACTCAAAGCAACAACAGGTGCAAACGATGCACAAATTGCAAGCGTCGAAGATTGGATTACTGCACAAGGTAAAGCACTTGGAATTACCGATGATGAGTTACGCCCGGCATTCGCTGGCCTTGTTCGTGCTACTGGCGATGTTGCCCACGCCCAAAAATTAGCGTCTCAGGCTTTCGACCTTGCAGCGCAAAAAGGTCTGCCACTAGAGACCGTCACGAAAGCATTGGAAAAGGCTTACGGTGGCAACCTCACAGCCCTAGCAAAACTTGCGCCCGAATACCGTCAGATGATAAAAGACGGCGCATCATTTGAAGACGTCATGTATGCAATCGGTCTTGCCACAGATGGCGCTGCAACAGTCGCAGCGAACACTGCCGAAGGCAAGTTCAAACGCTTCCAAGTTGCAATGAACGAAACGAAAGAATCAGTGGGTAGCGCACTGCTCCCAGTTCTTGAGGCTGCGCTTCCTGCGCTTCAGGCTTTCGGAGATTGGGCGCAAAACAACCCGACAGCGTTCACCATTATCGCTGCAGCCATTGGTGCAGTCGCACTGTCAATCATGGCAGTGAATGTTGCCATGGCGCTCAACCCATTCAGCCTTATTGCTGCAGGCATCGCTTTGCTAGTTGTCGGTCTTGGTGTCGCATACAAAAAGTTTGAAGGATTCCGAAACCTTGTCAACGTGGTAATCAACTCCATCATTGGCTATTTTGAATTTTTAGCAAATTCATGGATAAAAGTAATCAACGCACTGATTCGTGGTTACAACGCAATACCCGGACTCAAAGACATTGGGCTAGTTGCTGACGTTGCTTTCGGCAGACTGGGCGAAAGTCGAGGCCCATCAGGTGCAGACAAATCAAGGTTTGACACCATCCCAGCAATGGCTGACGGTGGAGTTGTCAACACGCCCGGTGGAATGCTCGCCCTGATTGGTGAGCGTGGGCCCGAGGCTGTAATTCCTCTTGACCGTATGAGCCAAATCAGTGGTGGCACGACTGTGAACATTAACGTGACCAGTGCAGACCCCAACGCAGTAGTAGATGCCCTTCGCACTTACATGTTCCGTAACGGTTCAGTACCAATTCGGGTTTCGTAATGGCTCGCTACTCGTGGAGCGTAATCTATGACGCTCTAACAAACATTACCGATGTCCAAAACATCACTATTACTAGAGGTCGCCAGCAAATCACAGATGTCTTTCGAGGCGCTACGGCAGTCATTGAAGGTCGTAACGTTTCGGCGCTTCCAATTATAGAAATTGGTCAGCAAATAGAAATTGTTGCTAGTCAAGGAATTGACGATTTTACGATGTTTTACGGCATTGTTGCAGATGTCCAAATTACTTATGGCTTTGTATCGGCCATGGACACCTACAAAATTTCTTGCGAGGATTCGCTTGCCATTGCCGGGCGTGGCTTGACTAGCGACTCGTTTAGTTGGGGTTCTGGCTTGACTGCGTTTGGCGCAGCTGAGGCTGTGCTTGCTGACGCTTTCGGTTCATCTTTGATTTTGAACGGCGTGGACACGGGTGCTCTTGTTTCTGCACAGTCAGCACCAAACACCAATGTGCTGACTTTGTTGAACCAGTTGATGCAAACCGAGCAAGGCTATTTGTCGGGTCAAAACGAAGCCGTCATTGACTGGTATGGCCGTAACGATTATTCAGGGCAACCAGTTATTGGTGTTTTTACAGATGGCACTGGCGTTACAATTGAAGAAACATCTAAATTTGACACGGTTGTTTTCAGGTCGATGGCTGACTCTTTTTTTGAGCAAACAGTTGTCGAGCCTAAAGGGTTAGCGTCTGTTTCGTCTGGCACTGGCAAGCGCGTTTATACTTTGCAGACTTTTGACAAAGATTTGAACCAGTCTCAAAGCCTTGCTGATTATTTGTTGGCTACTTTGCAAGTACAGGAACAGGTGCCTAGCACTATTTCTGTTATGTCTGAGGTTCAGACTAATAACGTGGCGATTCAGGCCGCAAAGGAGGCTGGTACTGGTCGCCGTTGTGGGCTGATTTTGCGTTCTGATGGTTATGACGTTTTTGTTGAGGGTTCTACGGTTACGGCTACGCCTGAGCAGTCTCGTTTTACTTTCAATTTGGTTTCGTCGGAGGCGCTGGTGTTTTTCATTTTGGATAGCCTTGCTTTCGGCGTCCTCGATTCCAACAGATTAGGATATTAAACATGGCTATAAAGACTTTTACGACTGGCGAGGTGCTCACAGCGAGCGACACGAATACCTACCTAAACAACGGTGGCTTGGTGTACATCAACGCTACGACATATACAGCGTCAGCAGCGCCACAAGTGCTTGCATGCTTTTCTTCAACCTATGCAAACTACAAAATTATTATTAGTCATTACGGCAGTGCAGGCACTACTTTTGCTTTTCAAATGATTAGTGGCACTAACACAGTAGATTCCGGTGCAAACTATTTTGGATACGGCCTTGCTTACAACGCTGGCGTAAGCGACATTGGTGGCGCTGCTACTACTTCCCAACGTTGTGGTGGTCATTCCTCAGTTTCAACTATTTTGTGCGAAACAGTTATTGACATGGCAAACCCCAATATTGCAACTAGAACGCAAGCAAACATTCACGCTTTTGACGCAAACGGGCCAGCAGTACTTTTACTTGGTGCACAGGTAGCAACTACTACGCAATACACAGGTATTCAGTTAGTGCCGGCATCGGGAACTATGACAGGCACTATTCGTGTGTATGGGTATCGACAAGCATGAAACGTCTAGCCCTGATTAGCCTGCTCGCCATCACCCTCACAGCCTGTGCAGACCGTACAAGAGTGAACTGCGAACGCATCAAAAACAAAGCCCCCGAAACCATCGGAACACAAACACAAATAGGAGGAGGACGCTGTGCCTAAACAACGCCTAACAAACGAAGAAATAAAAGCACGCATCATTCTCTTTGTTGCCGGTGGACTCACAATCTCATTCGTCATGGCCATCGCATCACTCATCTACGGCCTCCTATTCGTCACCCAACCACTCGACCAAGCACCAAACGATGCCGAAGCATGGGCAGTCCTCTCACCAATGCTTATGACCCTCGCAGGTGGCCTCATCGGTGTACTCGCAGGCAACGGCCTCAAAGACAAACCGAAAGACCCTCCTAGTGCCTCGTAAATACCCCTACTACCCAGTGACCACACCCGGCACAGGCAAACTCGCAGGAACAGAAAAGTTCGTTGACCTATGCAAACGGCGCTACCCATCATTTACCAATCTGGGCACATGGGTTGTTCGCAACATCCGTGGAGGCAAAACCCTCAGCACCCATTCCTTGGGTGTGGCTGGCGACGTGGGCTATCCCAAGACCAGAGCAGGCAGAGCACAGGCTAAAGAACTGTGGGATTGGCTGATTGAGCACTCAGAAGCCCTAGGACTGTGCGAACTGCATGATTACGCCTATGGGGACTTTGGAAGAGGATGGCGCTGTTCTAGAGGCGAAGGGCAAAAAGGCGTCAAAATCTTTACAGCAACCGACAACGCAGGTTCAATAGGGGGCGCATGGCTTCACTTTGAACTTGAAATGGACTTGGCAAAAGACGCTAAAGCGCTCGAAGCAGCATGGCGCGCATTGCCAAAACCTAACTCAGACAAGGCCTAGCCGAATCTGACAGGCTCTAGGCGTGGCGTGTTTCCCTCCTGCGCCTAGGGTCGCATCCTCCAAACTGACACTCACTTGAGTCATAATGGGCTGATGGAGGGAAACCATGACCAAAACGCAAACAGGGTACAACCCACAATTTGACTTCAAAGTTGACTTGGCATACGGCCAAGGAGCAGAAGCCGAACTGGTCGCTTTCTTTAACTCTGTCCAAGGGTCAAAAGTAGAAGTCAAAGCAGACCGATACCGAAACGGCAAAATGACCATTGAAACCCAATGCATGAACGACAACGGCGAATGGTGTCAATCAGGTATTAACGTCACAAAGGCAGAATGGTGGGCCTACCGATACGCCCCCGGTGCTTTTTCACTGGTCAGCGTGGCAAGGCTCAAAAAGTATCTTCGACTTAACAAAGGTCACATTGAGAAATGGGATTTTGCCAAGGGTTCAGAACATCCCAGCAGAGGGTTTCTGCTAACCCCAGACCAAGTAAAACAAATGATGACAGAGGAATGGTACGACGCATGAGCGAAAAGCCACTTGTCCTGACCTATCTTCCGTTAGTGTCAAAAGACAGGACATTACTCGTTCAGGTGTTTATAGACCCTGAGACAAATCTGATAGTTCAGGCCTCCGTGGCCACCCGGCAAGACAGTTGGGGAACTTGGGGATTGCCAATAGAAGTTTTTGAGGATTGACAAAGTTCATCATGGCGTTCACGCTTTTCATTGCCCTACTCGCTCCAGCACCAGCAGCTGCTAAAGAAGACTGGAATCACCCCATGGGGAAGGAATGGTATTTGGACTTAGCACGCTGCGAAACAGCCAACAACACACGCCACTCGACTCGCTCGTATGTGACGGCTTTTGGCATTTACAGGCGCACTTGGGATTACTGGAACAACACCCCGAATAGCAAGGCGCATTTGTTGACGTTTGCACAGCAGGCTCGTGGCGTTGACAGAATTGCTTTCTATGGTCATACCGAGAATGGTCAGCGAAGAAGCCCGGCTGGACTTTACGGCTGGGGCGCAATACGCCATAACTGCAACGGTTTGAACGACCAACTTTGCAAGTCGCACCACCCAGTTGTTATAAAGAAGAGGCGCTGCAAATAGCGCATTGAGTCAGTGAGGGAAACAATGACACATTCAGAAGCAATACACACTCTCGGCCTGTTGGCTGCGAAACTAGAAATAGAG